TATATATTATCAAATGTAACTTTTACAGAATCATCATCATTTCTAGCTACAGGTATTACTTTATCAGTACCTATTGTTTCTATAAGATCCGTAGACGAATTTGTTTCAATAGCATCTCTTATATTAAAAGATCCTGTATTTGTATTAGACACATCTTCCCCAATAACCTTATCACCTTTTGATAGGTTATTAGAGTTACTATCTATAAAATCCCTTATATTAACCATATATGTTAAAGTTTAAAGAATGATGATTCGTGTGCTTGTGCTATTACGCTTTTAAGACTTTGATCTCCATACATAATAGTTGGTGGTATATTTTCTAAAAACTTTTTAAATACTAATGAATTCGCCCTACCAGATTTTGCATCTTGTAATAAATCATTATTATATATATCTGTTAAATGTTTAAAAATTGATACACCAGTATCTTTTGTTTCTAGTTTATTAGTTTTAGGATTTTTTTCTTTTCTTTTTATTGTAGTATTTGCAGCATCAATAGTTCTACCTTGTAACCCTGATAACATTGCATTTTTTTTACCGTGACCTTCAGTATATTCAGTATTGTCACCTAATGACATTGCAATAACTTTAAATGGTATGACTGTTTGATTATCTAATTCTTGTTTAGATCTAGCTACGGCATCAAGTTGATTAATGCCGTCATCATCTTTAGTCATTGCACTAGCTATTTGAATATGTGCCTGTGATTTACTTTGAAATTGATCAGAAATATTAAAAGTAGTTGAACCATCTGCTGCATTATATATAGGTGATCCATAATTCATTGTTTCATTAACAGCTTTTTTTATATTATTATACTTAGTTTCAATTCCTTGAGTCTCTGTTTTTTTACTCCATAGAGAACCTATATCTGCTTTTATTTTTTCATCAGTAACTTCACCTTCTTTAACTGTACCAAAATCAACTGGTTTAGGTATCTCTGTAGTATCTGTAGTTTCAGTTTTACCAAATCCTTCTAACTGTAACTCAGCTGCTTTAGGACCAAGACCACCAATACCAGTTAAGTTTTTTATTTGATCTTCTTTTGATTGAAATTTTGATTCTCTCTCAGCTTGTCTTTCATCAAATGTACTAAACGTCATTTTCTTTAATGATTCTTCGTCTAGGTTATACTTATCCATAATATTACTAACAGTATTAAGAGCTTGACCATCTCCAAAAATTCCTGTTTTAGATCCAAAATAATTAGCTACATGAGTCCCATATATTTCTGCTACATTTTTATAATCTGCTTCATAAAGTTTTTGCTTTTTTTCATGCTCTGGTTTATCTTTAGTTAAATAATCTATACCTGCAGATTCTGCAATTTTCATTCTAAGATTATCTTTAGCTTCTTTATCTTTAATTGCAGCACCAAGAAAACCTGTTGCTATACCTGTAAACATACTCATTAGATCATCTCCTCTTCTTTAGGTGGAGGTGCAGCCATTAAACCTTTTTGTGTTACTTTAGGTTCAATATCTTTTTGAACACCTTCCGATGCTTTTTTAAATTCTTTTTCTTTACTACCTATATCCATTATAGATTTCATCTCTCTGTTATTAGTTAAATCCTGCATAGAAATTTTAAACTTTTTAACACCAGATTTAACAGCTATAGTTGCTATCATTTTTATAACAACTTCTGCTAACATAAACCCTACATCAGGGGTCCATTTACCTTCTGTAAATCCTGCAAATATAATAATTCTACATAATGCTTCTACAGGTATACCTGCATCTAGCATAGCAATTACTTGTTTTACATAATCAGGATGAGTTAGTTTATCCCAAATATACTCAGAAGCTTCTGTAGTATCTGTAAATTGTGGGGGATGTTCCCAAGCTGCATTGCCTGGTTTGTCTGTTAATGATTGCCCAGGTATTGGTGCATCAAAATCGTTAATCTCTGCCATATCTCTCCTTATGTAAACATTTGGTCTTTATTTCTAAACCATTTGGTTAAGCGATAATCCCATTCATTTCTTAATTCTTCTCCATTAGATGTTCCAACCATCCTATCTGATTTACCAGCCATATCAGCCCTCTCAAATCCTAGCTTACCACCATAGCTTTGTGGTGATACAGAGGTATCTATAGGAGACCAGTCTCCACCTCCACCTCCAGAGCCACCGCCCATTAAGCTACCTACTGCTTTACCTACAAACTTACCACTTCCTGGTAAAAACTTATTTGCTACAAATCCTGCACCTATTGCTAAAGCAGGCTTAAGTAATTTTTTTAAACTAAATCCCATATGTCTCCTTGTTAATTAAGTAAATCAAAACCAAACTTACCAATCATTTGATACATAGCATCTTTAGATGATTTATCTTGTAAATCTATAGCTGCAGATCTTTCAAGTGCTGCCATTGCCATATTATGATTTCTATTTTGTTCATTCTCAGAAGCAGTATTAACCCATGAAGCTTCGTCTCTCCATTGTTGCCATGCTGCTGACATTGCCCAATTAGATAAGTTTAGTAAATTCTGTGCATTAGTTTGATTAGCTGCATTAACCGCTGCAGTGTTTGCAGTATTAATACCTCTTCTCCAAACTACATTTGATTGGTCTATCTCTCTTTGATTATTAACGTTAAATTGATCTCTTTGATTTTGTAATGTTGAATTAAATTGATTGATAGCTGATTCTCTTTGTGCATTAGCCTCATCTACTTGCACAGTATTTTGTGCATTTAGTGCTGAAATTTTATTAGTTTCACTAGTTGCGTATTGTTTCATTCCATCTGTTCTAGCCGCATTCTGCTCTGCCATTTGTGCAGACATATTATCATAGAATTGATTTACTTGATTTTGACTAGTTGCATTAAATTGATAAGCTGAATTTGCTGCTGCTTGGTCTGATAATAAAAATGATTGTCTTGATTGTAAATTAGATAAACTAGCTTGTTGATTATTAGATAAATTAGCCATATCCATTTTAAGATATGATTGTGCATTTGTAATTGCAGCTTGCTGATTGTTAGCAAGATTCTGAAATATCATTTGCTTATAAGTTTCTGCATCTGCTGTTGCTATTGGGACAGCTGCATTCATAATACCTTCAGCTAATGCTTCAGCTGCCATAGAACTGGCACTCATACCTCTAGCTGCCATAGCTGCTTCAGTAGCTTTAGCTGCACCTCTAGCCCATACTGGCATAGGATTACCCGATTGTACTGCTGTAGTTACATCTTGTTGTAAGTCAGCTAACTGACCTCTAACTGTAGCATCAGAGGCTACTGTACCTTGAGCTGCTTGTGCTACTGAACCAGTAGAAAGCTGACCTTGTGCTGCAGTCATAGTAGGAGTTGATCCTGCTACTCCAGCTTGTGTATATACATTAGCTGCTTGTGCAGTTGGGGTTGTTGTAGCTGTACTTGTAGGTGCTGTGGCTCCTGCTATTGTAGGTGCTGCTGTAGCTGTAGGTAAAGCTGCGGCTGTAGTACCTGTAACTCCAGGAGTAGCCATTAATTCATTAGTAGCTACATTTTGTAATTGAGGAGATATTGTAGTCCCCGTTGGCATAGTAGGATTAGCTACTATAGACTCAATCAATGATGTAGCTTTACTTGAGGTAGTTTGATTACTAGATGTGGGCTTAACTGCCCCTGTCTGTAATTTAACTGTATCTACTGTTGCTGCCATTATTATCTTCCTTGTTTATTATATTTTTTAAATGTTGATTGTTTGTTTAAATTTTTTCTGTGTCTTCCTGGTCTTTTCTTAGGTTTATCCCTTGGTGTAAAATGTAAAAAACTTTGCCTAGCCATTAGGGTTTAGTTGGGAATACTGCGTTCTCACATTTAGCAACTGTATCTTTACCTGCAGGTAAATCTCTTAATGCTTGTCTGTAAGTTGTCATATCAGATGTTAAAGTTACATCAGATAAAGCGCAGTAATCAGTTTCAGCAAGAAGTCTATTTCTTTTAGCTCTTAAATCAGCCAAAGCTCTAGCTGGAGCAGCATCTGCAATAGCTAATTCTTCAGCATCTCTAGCTGCTTCTTCTTCTGCTGTGAAAGGAACTATGTTCCCATTAATATTGTGATGTCTTGACATTGTTTTCCTTGTTGTTGTTAATTGTTAAGCGATGCCATAAAGGCAAATATCTCCAGCGTCTATATTATCATCAGTTGATAAATTATAACCACCTATAAAACTTACAGCATTTATTGCCGATGTTGTGTTTGCATAACCACCAGTAAAAGTTTGCCATGCTGCTGGGTAATTCTGCATAATACTTGTGTTAATCATAAAATGTTTAACAAATGTTGTAGATGATGGATTAAATAAACTCATATACCCAGATAAACTTGAATCATTACCTGTATTAAGTGCTGGTGCTAAAAATTGTTTTGATGTTCCTTGTGCTAAATCTAAAGAAGTTAAATATGATATACTAGCAAAATCATTATTTTCAGCATGTCTTGCATAAAAAGATGTAGTAGTTTTAGTAACATTATAGTTACTTCCACCATCTGTACTAAAATTCATAGCTATATCTGGTTCAGTATTTGAATTGGGGTGCAAATTATTAAAAGTAAAATAATACTCCTTATAAGTATCATCTAGCACCACACCATTAGAACCATGAACAAATTGTACACTTGAAACAGGAGATGAAATTGTAATCTTTTTAATAAACGTCATGCTACCTAAAGAACTAATGCTACCAAGAGCAGTTGCGTTCTTTACACCATTATTTGATAATTTAACTATGCTCATTAACTATCCTTAATTCCGTAGAGTTTGATTGTGCCAGCATCTATGTTGCCACTAGACATTTTAAACTGTACAGCATCTATGGCACTTGTTGTGTTATAATATCCAGCACTAAAATAGTTTGTAGAATAAGTGCCATCAACATAACTATTACAATTACTCATATAATGTTTAACAAAAGTTGTTGATGATGGATTAAATAAATATAAAGTTCCAGAACCAGACTCATCAGCTAAATTACCTATAGCATCTATTATTCTTTGAAAAGCTGTGCCTTGTGCTTGATCAAAATTTGCATCATAAGCAAGAACTGCAGCACTATCGTTTTCAAAATGATAAGCATAAAAAAATGTTGATGTCAAAGTAGTATTATAATTAGAACCACTATCTGTACTTGTTTGAAATAAAAAATTTGCATTATCAGTAGCTGGGTGGATATTAATAAACTCAAACTTATAAATAGGATATGTGCTATCCAAGACAACATCTGATGCACCATGTACGAATGACAAGGTTGCTGAACTACTAGCAGTTAAAGTTTTAATAAGTGTCATAGCTCCACTTGGTACTGAAGCAGCAGAGGTTACAGCACTTATGCTATTGTTGTTGTATTTAACTAATGCCATATAATTTTATTACTCCACTATCTATGTTGCCGCTATTAAATTTAAATTGAACTTCATCTATAGCTGATGTGGTGTTAATATATCCTGCCATTTGATAAGAAACTGATATTTTTTTACTTGCTCCACTGTCATGTTCCATTCCATTTGTTCTTCCTATAAAATGTTTTACAAATGTAGTAGATGATGGATTAAATAACATAATGTCTCCAGTTACAGAACTATCATTATCATTAGAAAGATTTGCAAAAAGATTTTGTCCACCA